CTGATCCAAAAGGTACAACAGTGTAATTTCCATCTTTTGCTGCCCACTGACACGAACCCTCCATAACAAGGGCTTGGCCAGGGTTTTGTGGAATTGGTGCTAATTCTAAACAAGTGGATGAGCCGTTGAAAACTGCTCCTCCAGTTCCACTTAAAAATCCGCGAGTTTCTGCCTCCGCTCCGGCTGGTTGTCTCCAACAGGTAACAATTCCCTGAGTAACCAATGGGGCAGTTGTGTTGTAGATTTCCCAACCGGCGGAAACCACCCTAAATCGTTGAGTAAGAGAACCTGCTGCACCTGTGATTCCCAAACTTCCGATTTTATTTGTTGCTGTGCAGTTGAAAATTCCAATATTATTCCCATCTAACGTAGCAAAAGCGTTAAACATATCAAACGTAAACAAATTTGCACCGTTTACGCCTGACGGAATAAGTGAACCAGGACTTAATAATGGAGTAAAAATATTTCCTGGAGTGAATGTTACTGGTGATGTAATTGGCAATGTAAAAATATGTGCCGTCCAATTACCCGCTGCTAATCCACTTGGTTTTCTCAATTCCAAAGTCTTCTTTATAACTAAAGGTACCGTAGCTATATTCTGACCATCTGGATAACCAACTGCATCTGGGTCAAGGTCATTAAATGGATCAATAACCTCAACTAAAAAATCCTCTCCCTCCTTGGTGATTAGCCCTTTACTAACCAGTGAATCCAAGTACCGCTGCGCTCTGTTAACTTTCGTTGACATCTCTATATTGTTTTGAAAATTCTTTTTCAATGGCTCTTCTGATCTTTCTAATTCTTCCATTGAATATGATTCGGGTTGTAATACTCCTGTAAAGTGTGTCCAATAATAGTCATCACTAAAGAATAATGCTCGAGCATCTTGCCAACTCTTATCACCTTGATAAATTAACTGATATTTTTTAACAATATATGATTGCAATTCTCTGCAATAATCACGCAGAACAGGATCACACCAACCAATAGACAAAATTTGACCTAACCGTTCCAAAGTATAAGCTGGTGTTTGTTTCTTCTTTGCTGAATATAAAAGTGTGGTCATAAATCGTTCCCTCTGGTAAACTGGAACTTTTATTCCACCCATATCCATAAAACGAGCTGACAAAAAGTCCAGCTTGTCTACTGGCAAAGGTGAGAGAGAATCTGTTGTTGTTGTAATGCCAATGGGACACCAATGCTTAATTAACACTTTAGCGTTAAAATAAGGCAACGCTTCATCACTAACGGTCCATATATTATCATCTCCATTCAACGCTTTTGAAGTTTGAGATTCAAACTCAACATATGAGGCAACTTCATGTTCAAGAATCCAAGCATATGCGAGTAGAGCGTATAAAATGATAGTATTATCACTAATAGTGTTTACTGAACCAGAAGGATTGCCTCCTTTCTTACGCACGACTATACCTTCTGGTGTAATTACTAACGTGTTAATTAAATTGTTATAATAATGTTTAATTCTAG